ACAAATAACCACTATTGAAGCCCACCACTGGTTCCACGACGGAATCCAACCCGAGGCAGGCGCAGGAGCCTACTCGAGTGAGCAAAAACGACTCGCTACAATTCGTGTTGCCGCCGAAGGAATGCAATATTCCGGTGACATGAAGCGTCTCCCCCGAGTCCAAACTTTTCAATCAGAAGGAGCCATGGGATACGACTCCTCAATTAAACGACTAGCATCCCCAAGAGTAACCTGCGAGGGCGCAGAATACGACGTCTCCGGACGCCGTCATCTGCCCCGCGTGGGGGTTGTAACTCATCTGGCCCAAGCGGAAGGATCAGATACCGAGTTCAACTTTCTTGACACGACCCCAACGACAATCGTCGACGCTCCGCCCGACATGTACACCCCGTATGGAACTTCGGATCCCAATACGTTGCAAAACGTTAAGGGATTGTATTCACGCAACATGGTGAACATATATTTTCAATTTGTCGACTTCCAAGACGACAACAAATTGAAACACTTCCAAGTGGCCGCTCTTGGTCTGCAAGGAACTGTAATTCTTGCCCCTCTGCACTTCTTTCATGAAGCTCGTTTAAGAGAGGATGAATTGATATTTGTCACCGGATACGATTGCAAGCAAATCGCGGTCCCGTTTGTTCGAGCGAACTTACAGGCAGTTGGAGACGACCTCGCTCTCTACTGTTTAGGACCCCGATATCCGACCTTCCGTTCGGGGATAATAGAGTCCCATCTCATTCGTGAGCATGAACTCTACAATGTCCCCCCTCGATGCCCAATGATGGCTGTTGGAATTCGAGTCGACGCAAATTGCCAAATGCCAACCCGCGAGATTCACTTAGGCTGTGGATCCCCGGTCGACTACCGAGACGACATCAAGTACAGGCCTACCTTGCGCGAACCTAACAAGATCGTATTCGTTCGCCAAGGGTACAAAACTGAAATGGTCACCGAACCCGGAGACTGTGGAAAGATTTTAGTCGTCCTCAACCCTGGACTGCCCCACAAGATCATTGGAATGCACACTTTCGGCTTCCCTGGACAGAACATCGGAGGAGGTTACCCGGTTACCTACGAAAAGATTAGCGATTCACTCGCAGTTCTTTACAAGACAATGGAAAACAGGAACCAAGCCTTCACCGACGTTCAATTCAGCGTTTCTCACGGAAACGATGAGATGCCGGAAATTCCTGTGGATATGGCCGCCCCGCATAACTATGAAGATAAGGACCTCGAGCACATGATGGAAGTTATCCCAAAAGGAAACTACCGGATGCTCGGCGTCGTTGATCCGAAATGGAGGATTTCACAATCCGCCCGAACAGAATTGCGGAAAAGCCTAATTCACGGGATCATCCAAGATCCGACCCACGCGCCTGCGGCACTTTGCCGTGCACAGGCACCAGACTGCCCCAGTTCACCACTTGTCGAAGCCGTAAGTAAATACGGACAGATCGTCCTTCCGTTTCCTTCATTGGACGTGGAAGCTGCTTACGAGCACACGCGCAACCTACTGCAGGATGTGTGTGAGGCGACCTATCGGCAACCTCAAGTGGCGACACTGGATGAGGCCATTAACGGAATTCGAACTGAAAGTGGGATGATTGTCGAAAACTTTCGTCCCATGGAAATGACGTCTTCCGCTGGATGGCCGCACCGTCTACCCCAACGCAGACCCAACGAACTACCTGGAAAAAGATCATACTTCCGCCTCAAAGAAGGAAGTGATCTAGAATATGAGATTTCTGACCCCAAGCTTCTCTCGGAGATTACCGAAAAAGAGGAGCTTGCGCGAGTCGGCAAACGCATTCCCTCCGTCACGATGGACGTTCTGAAGGATGAACTTAGGACCATTCAAAAGGTACGATTAGGCAAAACTAGAGCAATCAACGTTATGCCTCTTCCCTTCGTCATCCTATTCAGAATGTACTTTCTGGACTTTAAGAATGCGTTCTGCAACGCTCATGGAAAATTCTTTGGCTGCGTAGGAACAGACCCCCACGGACCGGATTGGACTGACCTCTGGAATAAACTCAGAAGAATATCCTCGGAAGGATTTGCCGGTGATTATGCAAACTGGGATGGCACGATTGAAGCCAATCTCATGATGCTCGTTGCTGACATGATAACCGAGTGGTATGGTGATGCTCATGGTAAAGTCCGTCGGGTTCTCTTACATGAGATAATTCACACAGTGCACCTCGCGCAGAATACGCTGTATATGAAGCACCAAGGAAATCCTTCGGGATGCCCCCTTACGGTAGAGCTGAACAGCATCTGCAACTTTATGTATGCGCTCTTAGTGTGGAGGATCTCTATGAGAGAGGCCGGCCGACTTGACATGGTACCCCTGAGGAACTTTGACGATCATGTGGTCAATTTCAACTATGGCGACGATAATATCTTTTCGGTATCGATTGAA